TCGTCGTGACCAGGCGCAGATTCGTGATGTGCAGAAAGTTCGTGCCGGTCTCGCCAACGTAGACCGCATCAGCAGCGGCGTAGTCCATGAAAAAGCTGACGATCGGAGCGGCGGCAAAGGTCGCGAAGATCGATCCGATCGCGGTGCCGGCGCCGGGGCTGTATATCCACGGTACGGACAGTGTGGCGAATGCGGCGTCTTGCGCGACAAACCCAGCGCGCCAGGGCGCGGCCGGCACCGCCAGCACAAAATCAAACTGCACGCCGAGGATCCCGCGCACCCCGGCCGACGGCGAAATGAAGCACATGTACGCCTGCTTGGCCGCAACGGTCGTCCCGAACGTCGCATTTTTCTGCGGCGCGATCGACACGCGGTTTTGCGTGTCGAAGGTGAAGCGATCCGGTGTCGCGGTGGCGATCTCGGTCGGAATGACCGGCCGCCACGCCGCCACGCTGGTCACGCTCCACAGCGCGTTGTAGCGCGCATCGGTCAGCGCGCGCTGGTAGCCGAACGCGGTCAGCTCCAACCCATCGCCCCGCACGGCGATGTCCTCAACGCGCCCCTGGAACGGCAGCACGGCCCCGTCAGTCACCACCGCGTGCGGCGTACCCGCGCGATCGTAGCGTTCGAACGCGCTCGGCATGCTCAGACGCGCCGACAGTTGCAATGCCTCATCGCCGTGCAGGTTGCTGGACATGATCGCGCGCGTGAGCTGCGGCGTAAGATCGGGCTGTTGCGCGCCGCCTGGTGCGTTTTGAATGGTTAGCGTCAGTGTCATTGCGGCAGTAAAAATGGCGCGCGCCGCGAGAGCGCGAGCGTAAAGCTGATCTGCGCCGCCGCCGTCGTATCCCACGGTCGCCAGAATGTACTCTGCGTGGTCAGCCACAGCGCGGTCATGATCGCGTCCTTCGTGACCAGATACGCATCGCCGTTGACTGGCCACGGCTCATCGGTGCCACCGGTCGCCTCACGCCCGATCACGCCCGGCGCGATCTGGGTCAGGTTTTGCGGGTCGTACACGATGCTGAGCGGGCTGGTGGCGGACACGCCATTGAACGGCGTGTAGAACGTTGGGTCGCTGACAGACGCGATCACGCGCGCGTCGTAGCTGTTGTTCAGCGCGATGCACACGACGACATCAATATCAAACGTGCTGTTAAACCAGTCCACCGAAACCTGCACGCCGGTGGCGGGCGACGCCGGCGGCATGTCGATAATGCCGAGAAAAACCGGCTGCGGGATGCCTGCCGCGCCGAAATAGGTATTCGTCACCGGCACGATCGGTCCCTCCACAGGCAGGCTGTTCCGAAACAGCACCGCCTGCATGGTGTCCGCGCCGGTCGGCGTGGCGTTGATCCGAATCGTTGCAAAGACCGCCACCTGAAAGGCGTTGGCGGCGAACGGCGCGCTGAAGGTCTTGACGAGCTGCGCGTGGTTGGGTGCGACCGAGAGCCGCATGATGCTGCCGTTTGATGCGTGCGCTGCCGCGTCGGCGGTTGGTGTCGCCGTGCCGCCGCCGGTATTGGTCATCGTTTCAGCTTCGATCAGTTCGATCCGGTTCTGCGGAGCGATCAGGAGATACCCGAGCTGGAACGCCAGCACCGAGCGGTTGAGCGGCCCCGAGAGCGTCGCGACGGTCGGTGTGAGGTGATTCACCGCCCCGGCCGCAAACGTGGCGGTCAGCACGGCCGGCATGCCCGCCGTGTTGGTGGTCGCGGTTTGCGTCGCGCCGACCCAGAGCGGGCTGCGCACGAAGGACAGCACAATATTCTGAATCACGTACTTGCCGAAATACTCGTGCCACATGGCCGGCAGCGCCATCCCGGCCGCCGCCGTCCCTGGCGCGCGTCCGCGCACGAGCGCGATCTGCGGCGCGCTGATCGTCGCGACCGTCGAATCTTGCGCGATGGCGCGCAGCGTGACCGCGCCGACCTTCTCACCCTGCCACCAGCGAAACGATTGCTCGATCAGCGTCTGCAATGCGTCCGCCGCCGCGTAGGCCAGCGCAGCGGTTGTGCCCATCGCATGCACGGTGATCGTGTCCGCAACCACATCATACGGCCCCTGCCCGCCCAGCAGGCTCTCGCGCAGCGGCGCAACCCCTGGCGCGTAGCTGACGAGCGCATAGTTGACGCCATCGGTCAATTCGATCGTGGTCGTCCCGTCCGTAATGGCGAGATAACTAAACATTGGCCACCCGCATCCGAATATCCGCGCCGCGCCCCTCGGCCGCTAGTCCCGCCTGCACACCGCGCGTGATGTCGGCGACCGTGAGGCTCGACCCGCGCGCGTCGACGTTGATAATCGTTTGGTTGCTGACGCCACCCATGCCGCGCATCCCGCCCAGCTGTGTGAGGCTGGGCATCGCGTTTCTAATCGCCGCCGTCGGCGTGACATAGCTGTTGGTGTCGGGCGTCACGATCTCCGGGCCTCTTTCCCCCACGATATACGAATCCATCGCTGTCATCGAGCCGCCCGACGCCTTGCCGCCGCCGTCGTCGCCGCCGCCCTGGTGGCGCGGGTTCTGGTCTTCCTCCGCGCGCTGGCCGTGCGACTCGTAGTTGGTCGTGACGGTGGTGGTGATCTGCGTGGGGATGCGCTCTAAGCTCTCGATATAATGATCGGCGTCCTGCTTGCCCTCCACGAAGTTGTTGGTCTGCGTCGCGACGTACTCCTTGGCATAGTCGTCCATCGCCTTCTGGGTATCCTGGGCCGACTGCTGCTCGTCGCGCAGCTTGCCGATCAGGCCGTCGATCGAGCCGCCCGAGTCCTTGGCGCTATCGTCGATGTGCTGCGCCATCCGCAAAAAGGTGGTCGCGGTGCTGCTCTCTTGCAGCCCATACTCTTTTTCCAGCGCGGCGGTGATCTCGGCCGCCTTGTCCTTGGCGATATTGCCCAGACTGGCCTGCGCCACCGTGTAGTCGATCAGCATCTGGCCCAGATGTTGCTTTTGGGCATCCTGCTGGCGCGCGTAGGACAGCGCCGCCGCGCCCTCCTGGTCAGCGTAGGACTGATTGACCTGTGCGATCTGGTCGTCGATGCCCTTTTTCTGCTCTTTGGTGGTCGCGTCCTGCTTTTTGGCCTCTAAGTCCGCAATCTTCTGCGCGTGGTCGGCCGATCGTTGCTCGACGCCGGTTGCGAACTCGCTGTAGCTGGTGGCGTACTTCTGCACCGCGTCCTGGCCATCCTGGAAGGTCTTCTCGATCTTCTTGCCTAAGTCCTCGATATCCTTGGCGGTCAGCGCGGTCTGCTCGCTCAGGCCACTCTCAGCGCCTTGCAGCTCGGTCGCGCGCTGGGTCGCGGTCATGGTGTGCGCGGTCTGCTCAATCAGCGCCTGCGACACCTGGTTATAGGCGGCGGTCACTTGCACCAGGCCGTCGCGGTGCGATTGGATGGTCTTGAGCTCGGCGTTGTACTGGTCTTCTGAGAGCATCCCGGCCGCCATGCGCTGGCCCAGGCTCTCGACCTCGCCCTGAATCTGGTCGCGCAGCACCTGGATCGTGGCCGCATATGGTTCGAGCGCCTTTTTGGCCTCGCCGGTCTGAGTGGCGTAGTCCTCGATCGCGAGTGTTGAGGCCTCCCACCAGGGCTTGGCGTTCAGCAGCTCCTGGGTCGCGGTCTGCACCTTGCCGATGAAATCGTTGTAGGCTAAGACCACCCCGCCGACCGCCACGGCGATCAGCGCGTAGGGCGCCAGCGCGGCCATGATCGCGGCGGCGTTGGCGTAGAACGCGGCGGCCTGGGCGGCGATGGCCGGGATGCTTTCGTAGATCGCCGGGATGGCGCTTGCGGTCTGGACAAGCGCGTAGGCGACGAGGGCGGCGGTCACGCCCGTGAGGGCTGGGATCGCCAGGGTCTGGGCGGTCGAGGCAAACTTTGCCAGGAAGGTCTCGCCCTTGATGGTCGCGTCGGCGTAGTCGGTGATCGCGTTGATGCCACTCGCCAGGATGTTGATCAGCTTGGTCAGGATGGGCAGCATGGCCGTGCCAACGGTGATCTGGAAGGCCTCCAGACTGCCCATCATATTGTCCATCGCCACGTTGAAGCCCTGTTGCTTCTTGGCGGCCTGGACAGCGGCCGATCCAGCCTTGGCCATCTCCTCGGCCATATGGGCGTAGCCGTCCGCCCCGGCATCGGCTAGCATGCCGGCGGTGCGGATCGCGTCCGCCCCAAAGGCGGCGTTCAGGGCGGCGCTCTTTTGGGCCGCGCTCATGCCCTTCAGGCTGTCTTGCAGCAGCTGCGCGGCCTTGTCCATCCCGATGAACGCGCCCTGGGCGTCGTAGAACTTGGAGGTTCCTTCAGCCGTCAGCAGATTCAGGTTTTTGAAGGCGGCCGCCTGGCTGTCGGTGGTCGGCTGGAGGCGGGTAAGGAAGGTCTTAAACGAGGTGCCGGCGTCGGCGGCGCTGGAGAAGCCTGACGAGATCAGCGCCATACTCGTGACGGTCTCGCGGAAACTCAGCCCGGCGATGTCGGCCGACTTGCCCGAATTGGCGAGGCCCAGCGCCAGGTCGTCCACGTCCACGGTCGAGGCGTTGGCGGCCTGCGAGAGGAGGTTGACCGAGTCCTTCAGGAAGGCGGCCTTTTCCGTCGACGATGCGGCGGCGTCGACCCACACGCCCAGCTGCTTGGACGCAATCTCGGCCGCCTGGGCGATCGACACCTCGCCGGCGGCGGCGAGATTCAGCACGTCGCGCAGCCCGCCGGCGGCGATCGTGGCCGGCTCGATGCCGCCTTTGGCCATCTCGATTGCGGCCTGCTGGACTTCAGCGGTACTGACCGGCAGCTCACGCCCGAGCGAAATGAACAGATCCTTGAATTGGTCGAGCGACTGGCCGCTTTCGTTCAGGGCGCTGCCGGTGACAGAGGCGAAGCGGTTCATGCCGCTCTCGAAGTCGCCCGACACGTTGATGGTGTCGCCGACGAATTTCAGGATCGCGCGCCCGGCCTGCGCGGCCGCGTTGGTCAGCAGCACGCCGATCTGACGCACGGCGCCAACAGCGGCCTGCTGGAGGAAGTTGAGGCCGCCGCCGCCCTTTTCCGAATCCTTGCCCAGCTGTTCCGCGCCCTTGCCGGCCACTGCCGCCGCAGCCCCGAGCGCCTGCGCATCGCCCGCCGCCACGGCGGTCTCGTGGGCAAGCCCGGCCGCCGCGTCAGCGGCCGAGATGAACCGCCCGTTCGCGTCGCGCAGCCGGCCATTCGCGTCGGTGTACGACCCCACCATGCGCTGCGCGGCGGCGGCCGCAGCGAGTGACGCATCGTCGAGCGCATTCACGCCCGCAACCGCCGGCGCGGCGGCAGCGGCCAGCTTGGTCTCAGCCGCCGCCGCCTGCTGCAAGGTATTCAGATACTGATCGCCGCCTTCAGCGACGAGACTAACGCCGACCGGCTCTAACGCCATGACTGCCCTTCAGACTCTGCGCGTAGTGATCGACCGCCGCAAAGCGCATCTCGATCCGGTACTCCGCCACAATCAGCGCCTGGCTATCGCTATCCAGGCTATCGAACCGTTCGAACGTATAGCCCCGCCAGCGGCACGCGCGCAGCAGCTCGTAGTCGCTGCTGAAGCCCATCGCGCCGGATGGAGGATCCAGGCTGGGGCTAAACAGCGGCTTCCCCTGGTAGGTCGGCTGGAAAGGCGGCGATATGCGCCTGGATCGCCGCCTCCTGCGGCGCGCTTCGCTCAAAGATTGCTTTGAGCAGATCCGTCCAGTCGTCGTCGCTCCCCACGCACACGAAGGCGACGTAGACGTAGTGGTCGTCAAAGCCGGCGAGATCGATTCCTTCAGCCAGCATATCCGCGCGCACCCCTGCCACCGCGTCCGCGTCCACCTCGCACACCACGCCGCGCCGGATGGCCAGCCGCTTCAGCCGCGCGCCGGTCTCCTCGTTGACCCTGGTATTCCAGTCGCGCTTGAGATCCTGGTAGATCGGGTGCTGCGGGTTGGGAATGGTCACATTGCCGTCGCCGTAGTCGACCGTGGACTGCGGCGGCCGCGGCTCTTCAAACCCCGCCGCCTGCGTGACCTGACGCCGGGTCTCGGCGCGCAGCAGGCTCGACACCTTGCGGATCTGCACCGTGCGCCCGGTGTCCTGAAAGGTGTGGTCGTAGAGCGTCTCCGGCGGCGGTGTGCGGCCGTTCTTTTGCGACATGACCCCTCCCTATAGCACCGGCGCCGCGCCGACCAGGATGATCCCATCAGTCAGGCCACCGCCCAGGCCGCCGATCGACAGATAGTTCGCGGCGGTCTGCACGTCCGGCGTCGGCGGCACGGCCAGCCGGTTCGCGCGCCCGAACGTCGGCAGGTTGCCCGGCAGCCGGCTGGTGTTTGATTCGCCCCACAGCGCGCCGCCCATCACGGTCGCGTAGAGCGTGGCGGTCGGCCCGCTGCGCGTCGCGGCGATATAGCCGCACTCGCTGGTGGCCCAGACAATATCCTGGATCGCGCTGACCGCCGCGCCCGGCAACACCAGCGTCGTCCATGTCGCGCCGCCATTGGCGGTGTAGCTGACCACGCCCAGCAGCGTGCCGACCCAGTATTCCTGGGGCGACTTGACCGCCACTGCCTGAAGCGTGCCCGTGACGCTGGCGGCCGTCGCGGCCCAGGTCAGCCCGCGATTGGTCGACTTGAGGCTCGTGTTCGATGCGCCGACGGCCAGCAGCGTGCCCGCCGCGCCGTGGATTCTGAGCAGGTTGTTGGTGGTGGCCGCCGCGGCGCTCAGCACGCTCACGCCGGACAGGATATCGGTCGAGACGTAGATGTAACCGCCGTCGCCGACGAAGTACACCCGGCTGGGGCTCTCGACGAACAGGTCGTTCGGCGTCTTGGCAGCGACAAAGCCGGTCGAGACCTTGGTGTAGGTTCCTGGCACGCCGGTCATCTGATTGATCTGACTGACATAGTAGGCGTTCTCGGTTTTGCAGACGACGACCAGATACTGGCCCACGATATCGATCGCGGTGACCAGGCTGCCGATAGCGAGGCCGGTGATCGTGCTATCGCTCCAGTTCGCGCCGCCATCGACCGAATATTTCACGATGCCGTTGACCGCGCTCGACCCGCCAGCGGTCTGCTGCAAGGCGTAGATCCACTGCGTGCCGTCGTTGGGCGGCCCGCAGTCGGAGCACTGCTGGAAGCCGCCGTAGACGATATCGACCACCTCGGTTGTGACCGACACCGCAGCCACCTCGCCGATGCCCAGGCCGCCGACGCTGTACACATCGCCCAGCCAGCTAAACTGCACCGCCGCCGTGCTTTCGTCGCTGCCATCGAACGGCGTGCGGCCAGCGTAGGTCTTGTCGCTCGACAGGCCGCGGCTCAAAATGTTCATCGTCAGCCAGCCGTTGAGCGGGTCGGCCGGGTCGTTGCACAGCCCCTCCGACTCGTAGAACGACACCGGGCAGTTGAGCCGGAACTTGTACCAGGGGATGCCGCCGTATTTTTGCTTAAAGGTCACTTCCGCACCGGGGATGTCGGGCGCATCGATCGTGATGCCAGTCTGCTTGAACAGGCCACGCACCCGTGGGTCGTTGACGTTGATCGCGTTGATTGAGCCGCGATCGGGCCGGCTAATGTCGCCGATCATCAGATACTGCTCATCCATGCCGGCGAAGCGGATCGGATTCGTCGGCAGCGGCCCGCCGCGCTGGCTGAAGGCGCGGATAAAGTTCTGGCCAAGGTTCTCGTTTGACTGCGTGACCGGCATAGCATTGCTCCTTTAGGCGATGAAGCCCCGACGTAGAATGTTATCGCTCGACATCTTCCAGGCCTGAATATGCCCTAAGCGTGTGCCGAAGGGATTGTCCAGATCCTTCTGGCTGCGCTGATAGCGCTCGGTCTCGGTGGCTTGCAAGGCCATGTCCAGCTGCAAATCGTGCAGGCGCTCATTCGTCTCGCGACAGGCGACGATCCGCCGCTTGACCTCGGCCGCCGCCAGCATCGTGACGACCTGCCGCCACTTCGTCGCCATCTGTCCGCGCTCCAGGGGGTAGCCGGCGAGATAGCGGAGTATCACCCGATCGGGCTCGGCGTAGCAGCAGCCGCTCGACCAGACGCCCGTGCTGGCGTTGTAGGCCGCCTGCGCCGGCGTGATCAGGCCCAGCGTGCGGTCGCGAATGCCCGACCGCGCGATCACCCGTCCCACTGTGCCGGGGTCGGTCGAGCCGTTCAATGGATCGCAGCAGAAGCCCGCGCCCCAGCCGCCGCAGTCGGCGGTCTCGTACTCCAAGAGCGCCTGGCAGTCGTCGACCGTCAGCCCGCCGCCGTTGGTCGTGCGCTGATAGACATCGAGCGCGGTCACGAAATTCGCGGCGTTGGTCGGGTTGATCGCGTTCAACACCGGCGCTTCGTACAGGATGGGCCTGACGACCAACCACCGGCGCCCGACGATGATCACATTGCCGCCCGCGATGGAGACCTGAATCGGCTCGATCCGCCAGCGGTCGAAGGTGCGCGTATCGTCGAAGCGATCCGCCGCGCTGAAGTACACCGCGATCTCACTGATGTCTGTGACCGTGGTGGGCAGCGTGATGGTGAACGTATCGTCAAAGCCGGTATTGAACTCGTCGCTATAGACCAGCGCGCCGCCGCCCACCGTCGCGCTCGCGATCAGGGTCAGCTGCTCCACGCCCATGGCCTGGATATGAAACTCGGGTGCCATGACCGCCACCCTTCTCCCGGTCGCGTCGACGTTGCGGTAGCGCACCTGGCTGGCGTCGTTGAAGCGTGGCCACGATAAGGGCTCGGTCTCCACATACTGCGGCGCGACGCGGTAGCCCAGATAGTCGAGCAGCATCTGTTCGGCCCGCTCGATCGCGCGCCTGAGATCGTCCCGCCCGGCGGTGTCACTGCCCTGCCAGCTATACTCGCGCAGCAACCCACTGCACTTGGACTGGTCGATAATCACGCGGTTATCGGCCAAACCCCAAAAAAGCCACGGGTTCATCCCGATCTCTGCGCGCCAGATGTCGAGCGGTAGCAGGTTCATGCATCCCCCCAGGCGACCGCGTTGAGCTTCAAATAGGCCAGCGCTTCGTTATTGCTGACCTGGATAGGCGAGCGCGTGCCGGCGAACTGGATGAAGCGCATCTTGTCCACGCCCGCGACCGTGATAGTGACGATCGCACTGGCGACAGCGCTATAGGTAACGCCGGCCGTCGCTGATGTGACGGTCGCGATCGGCACAGTGAGCGCAGTTGCGATCAGCTGGCGCAGGCCGGCCATGGTCATATCACTATCGTTGAACAGCGAGCGCATCAGCACCGCGTCGCCGTCCAGTCTGGTGCGCCAGTGCATGAGTTCAGCCGGCTGCGGATGTGAAACCGGCCCAATCACGCGCAGCGTCTCACGAAACGCATCTTTTTGCACTTGCGTCAATGATATATTTTCAGCGCCGAGATAGAGCGAAACAGTCATTGGTACAAACTCCAGAGCAGTCCAGCCAGCACCAGCAGCGCCAGCACAAAACAGAGCAGCGCCCATTCCAGCGGCGTGTGTTTCATCGCGTCGCCGCGCTCAGCATCTCGGCCGCACTCAGCGTGCGATTAAACACCGCCGCGTGCGCCAGCAGCCCACTCCAGACTTGCGCGGCCGCCGTGCTGAGGCTGCCGATAATGGTTTGCGTTGCGCTAAGACTGCCCGCGAACACGCCGAGCCCAGTCGAGATCGGCGTGATCGCGATGCCGTTCACGTAAAAAATCATCTCGCCCACGCCCGCATTTGCGCTTTTGTTCCATGTCAAGCCCAGGTGGAACCAGTCGATCGGGCTGAATGCTGTTTTGGCGGCCCCCAGCGACGTGCCGCCGGCCACGTATAAACAATCGATTTCGCTGTTGGTGGTCGGCTTGAACAGTCCGGCCCGGTTGCTGGCGTCGACCAGCATGTACATCGCGCGCCGGGTCACACCGTCCAGCCAGACAGCCGGCGCGCTGACCTTACACCAGATGATCTGCGACCCCGCCGCGCCGTTGAAGGCGGCCGCGAGGCTGGGGGTAAAGATATTGTTATACGATGCCGCGCCGTCGAACGACGGCGCGGTGCGCCCGTCGATCCCCGGTTGGCCCAGCGTGACCCCGACATACGCGCCGTTCCGATTATTCCCGCTGCGGTCGAATGCCACGCTGCCCGACAACTCATCCATCGGCCAGTAGGCGATCGGGCCGAGACCCGCGATCTTCGCGCCATACGCCGATCCGAGATAGCCGCTGACCACGCGCACCGGCTGCGGTGGGCCGGCAAGCGTGAAGCCATTCCCGCGCGCGACCACGATCGGCAGCGGCTCATTGGCTTGCGTCGGGCGGTTGTCGAACACCTCGACCATCGGGCGCATCGGCCCAGCCTCGACCACGCGACCGTCGCTCACAACAGAGACGCGCAGCGCCGGGCCGCCGTCGGGCGACGCGCCGGAGACAACCACGGGTATCGCTGGCCCTGCTTGTGTCAACGCTTGGTCTCCCACTTCCGAATAACGACCGTCACACCCGACAGCGCCAGCCAGGTCAGCGCCCAATCGCCCTGATAATCGATCCAGAGCGCGATCGGCAGTGCAATCCACACCGACAGGCACATGATGCAGGCCAGCCCGCGCCCGATCCATGTCTCTGGCTTCGGCAGGCCACGCAGCTTCGTAAAGACACTGAACGGGCCTTCCTCGTCAGACAGCATCCGGCTCAGGCGGTAGACCGCGAGACTGGCCAGCACGAAGGTCATCAGCTGCATAGCGCCTCGGTCAGCCAGTGCCCGATCGCCAGGTGGCAATCTTCGATAATGCCGTAGTGTGTATGCGGCACGTTCACCACCAGGTCGATGGGCGTCGGGTAAACATTCGCACGGCCCGTCACAATTGCGCGCGGGATGTGCAGCAGCCAGGCCTGCCGCAGCAGCGTGATAATGTTCTTGGACGTACCGCTGCACGACAGACAAATCAGCCGATCGTCCATGCGCGCCACGCGCTCAAACTCTTGTGCTAGCGCGACCGCATAGCCCTCATCATTCGCCCAGGCCGTCAGCACGGCTGGATTACTGCCCAGCGCCTGCACGCGCCGCGCTGCCTGCTTCGACAGGTCGCAGGCCCAGTGCTGCGCAGAGGAAGCGCTGCCGCCGTTCCCAGCCAGCCAGAGCGTGCCCTGGCAGCCCTGCACGAAGGCGATCAGCGGCGCGATGTCGAGCCGTACAAGCGCCTGCGTCAGCTCGTCGATGTAGTTCACGAGTACACCACCTCAACGCCCGGCACGCCGACTCGGATCGGCACATGCCGCAGGCCCAGCGCTTGAATAATCGCCTGGTGGCGCTCAGGCGGCGCGAGAAAGAGGAGAAAGCCGCCGCCGCCGGCGCCGCACAGCTTGCCACCCCACGCGCCGGCTCGTGTCGCTTGGCTATACCAGCCCTCAATCTGCGCATCGGCAATGAACTTACTTTTAATAAGCCAGGCCTCATGCATGATCTCGCCGCACAGATCCAGATTGTTGACACTCAGCGCGAATGCAAACTGACGCGCCATACCGGCCAGCCGCCGCACATCATCGCGATCCTGCGTCTGGCTGGCCAGCACCGCGCCCGCGTCGCCCTGGCGTGCGAGGCCAGTATCGAGCAATAGGCAGTGCGCTGATAAGGCGTCAAGGTCGCAGGTGATCGGCTCGACCACCACGCCCTTGGACGTAAAGCCCAGGAGGTTCAGCCCGCCATAGGCGGCGGTGTACTGGTCTTGCTTGCCGATGGGCTTATCACACCGCTCAATTTCAACCTTACACGCACGCTCTGCGAGCGCAACAGGCGCGGTGTGCTGCCGCAGTGCTGCGAGTAATCCCACCGTAAAGGTGCTGCTGCTGCCCAGTCCCGATCCGCCCGGCACGTCGGCGATCGAATGAATCTCGATGCCACGCTCCACGCCGGCCATCACGAGACATGCGCGTATCAACTCGTGCTGAAGCTCGCTCACGCTTGTGACATTTTCTGTCACAGAATACGCCGCGCGAATGCTGCCGTCATACTTGTCGTTCACGGCGACATACACATACTTGTCGATGGCGGCCGCAACGACGGCGCCCGGCTCCTCGCTGTAGAAGCTCGGCCGGTCGCTGCCGCCGCCGACGAAGCTGATTCGGAGGGGTGTACGAGTGAGAATCATCGCCTCACCAGGTCTTATGCGCGAACAAAATAGGCTCGCCGTCCAGCGTTGCGGTCTCTTTGACGCCCCAGCCGGCGTAGGGCGGCCCGAGCTCGCCCCAGTGGCCGTGCGTCGAAAAGGATTGTGGCAGCACGACTCTCTGAAACGACTCATTAATGCATAAGTTCAAAGTCCACTGCTGCACCGCGATGTGCGCGAAGTAGGGCGCGGTGTCGAGCCATCGCCGCAAGTACGCCTGCCACAGCTTCAGCCAGGTCGAACGGGTGGCCACCACGCAGCCGGCGTTGCCGATCGGGTCAGCCGCGCTGGTGTGAAACCGTTGACCGATCTCGTCATCACTGACGAGCGGCTGAATGCGGCACAGCTCGTTGATCATATTGTCGCCGCCCTGCTTCGGCTCATTCGGCCCGATGCCGATCTGGCCGTCTTGCCACGCTTGCAGCCATGCCCACTCACCCTCCGAGAACGGCCGCTGCATCTTCACGTCGCCGTCGATGCAGATAATCACCGCATCGTCGGCGGTGTCGAGATACGGCAGCCAGTTGCCATGCTGGATGCACCCGTTGCCGGGGTTGCCGAGTGAGCGATCGAGCATCCCCGATGGAATGGTGTAGCACCGCACATCGTCCGGGCAATCCGGCGGCTCGCAGCCGACGAGTCCGAGCGCCACACTGGCCGCGCCCGCGTTGCGCGCCAGATAGTCGAGCGTCCCGATCTCTTCGAGCCGGGAGAGGTAGCCGTGCGTCGCGATCGTCGTGATTACGACCGCACGAACACCAGCCCTTGCCGTGTCGAGAACGGATGCCCGCCGTTCGCGCGTATCCATGTTGTTGCGTCCACGTCCAGTCGCCATCCGTGCTGCTCCAAAAGACTTATCCAATAGCTCTGTGGCTGACAGTTGACATGGTGCCAGCCCGGAAAGCCCGGCGGCGCGGCGGTCAAGAACAGCACCCGCCCAGCCGCGAACGTCTGCATAAAATTTGGTATAAATTCGGCTTCGACGTGCTCTACAAACTCGACACACCAGATCAGGTCGAATTCGGCTGTTTTCATCGGCCCGGTTGTAAAGTCGTGAATGAGTACATCGGGGCGCGTGATGGTCGAGTCGCCGTCAATCCCCAGCGCGTCAACTCCTAGCGCTGCCGCCACGTCGATCATCCCGCCCGGCCCGCAGCCCACATCCAGCATCGTCGCTATGCCGTAGCGCGCGATCAGGTACAGCAGAGTCGGGCGGTCGACGTTGCTGTTGCCGAAATGGCCGCCCAGGTGCGGCGGCAGCGTGCGCTCCAGGTCGGTTAGCGGCTGATCGTCGGCCATCCGCGCTTCCTCCGCTCTTCATAGAGCCGCTGGTCACGTTCGGCCTGCGCCCGGCCCTCCTGGTACACCGCATCATCATCGCCGCCGAAATAGGGATGGTCGTGAAACAAGGTGGCCCAGGGCGCTTTCACGTACAGCGCATCCCCGATCGCGCGCTGGCACAGCTCAGTGTCGCCGAACGCATGGTCGTACCAGACGGGCCAGCCGCCGTAGCGATCGAGCAACGATCGGCTGATCAGAAAATGGCAGCTATGGCCCACCTCGTGATGCCCGTCGTTGAGGCCGACCATGCCCGGTGTGTCGCCAAAGGTCTCGCGGTAGGCGCTATAGGCGCGCTGTAGCCAGTGCTGGCCCGGCAGCAGGTCGTTGGCGAGATTGACAATCAGATCGAACTCTGGCCAATAGTCGGTTGCCTCGGCCAGCGCGTTCCAGTAGCCTTTGCGCTGGCTGTCCATCCGCCATAGTGGCAGATCGGACTGCGCCAGCGCCCGGTCGACGACTGGATCGCGATCGACCATGCAGATCAGCTGCCAGGTCTCTGGCCCCTGCTCCATCCCCGCCGTCGAGAGCAGCCGCCGCACGTTGCGCACGGTCTGGTCGGCGCGGCCCCGGCAGGGCATGATCGCGGCGATCATCGCTTTGGCCTCAGCACCTTCGTCGCTGCCGCGTCCGGCGTCAGCACGTCGGTCGCCTGGAGGATCGGCAGCGGAGACGGCGGGTGCGGGTCGTCGAACACCGGGATGACACGCACCGGGATGCCGTGCTCTAAGAGCCAATCGGCCTGGTCGCGGGTCACATCCTTGTAGCGGTCGATCGCGTTGTTGCCCAGCCGGATCGCGTTCGCTCGGTCGGGATACTCCCAGGTCTGCGCGCCGCGTTCGTCGCCCAGATACTCGACTCTGACCTTGCCGTCCGCCATCTCGGCGGCGTTTGGGAACGGCGCGCCCATCGCGGCGTCGCGGGCGATACCCGCCAGATCGGCGTCGCCGCCGCAGCAGCTGCTCATTGGAATCTCTCCCTTGCTATCGCGATAGCGGACTAAGACCGCCTCCATAAGACTCGGATCGCCGCCGTAGAACCGCTGCATCCGATCGCCCTCGTAGACCCGGTACGTGAACACCGGCTGCGGCAGCCGATAGCCGCACACGCCGGCCATGGCCAGACGAAGATGCCCCGACCAATCCTCCCAGGCGTCCACGCCCTCATCCCAGCCGCCGACCTGTCTCCAGTGCTTGGTCGGCGTGAGCGCGGTCACGACGTGGATGTTGTGGTGCGTCATGTGGTTTTGAATATACTCCGGCGCCGCCCTGAGCATCAGGCGCCCGTCGCGCTCTAGCGTGTAGGCGTCGGCATAGACATAGCCGTGCGTCCCGCGCCCGTACTCGCGCAGCAGATTCTCGACCGCGTGGGGCAGCAGGTAGTCGTCAGCGTCCAGCGGCAAGATGAACGCCCCGCGCGCGGCTGCGAGCGCCCGGTTACGCGTGTGCGCCGGGCCGCGCCGTTCGCCATCCGATGGCAGGATTGTGACATTCGCCATCGGCGCGACATCCGCCCCGCCGTCGCAGGCGATGATCGTCTCACAGCGATCGGCCAGGCTCTGCCAGGCGACGCTGGCGGCGGCAAGGCGCACGTGCTCCGCGTGGCGTGGGCCGCAGGGGGTGATGATCGAGACGAGCGGCGTCATCTTGCCTGCTTTCCGCGCGGCTGCGGCTGGGCCTGCAACAGCTGCTGCGTTTTGAAGCGGTGCAGTTCGACCGTGCCGACCTGATCCAATTCTTCCTGGAGGATGCGATCGCGGTTTTCGCGCGCAGTGCCCTGGATACCGCGCGTCTCGATCTTGTCACCCAGCATACAGACAAGCAGCGATGTGTTGGGTGCGCCATCCTCGATCGCGCGGATATCATCACTGCGAATGATGAGGGTGTCGCCGCCCTCAGTTGTGAAGGTACAAAGCATGCGCGATCTCCTTTCACGCCTCCGAGTTGAGCGCGGGGCAGCAGTGGAGTCCCTGCTGTTCGGGCCGTCGCCCTAGCCCCGCGCGGTTCCGTCCTAACTATTCGGGTAGAAGTATGGCACTGGGCTTGCACTGAGTCCGCCGTTGACGTAGTAGCCCGACGCCGGATCCCACTCGCGCTCGTGAATGCTGTAGGTGTAGCGCAGGTTCTGAAAGCGCGCCGCCAGAAACGGCGTGAGCAGAATCAGCCGCGGCCGCTCGACCACCTCGACCTGGACGCAGGTGTGCGTCGGCGACAGCCGGCTGAACAGGAAGCGGCCGTTATCCAGCACCTCGAAGTAGCCGCCCGGCGCCATGCGGCTGGCCGCCGCGACCGCCTCGGCGTTCATGTCGAAGTACTCCCAGAACAAACTGGGCTGGCCGTTGACGGTGAGGGGCAGCATGTAGATGTCTGACTGGTACGTGCCGACCACGCCGCCGGCCGCGACGGTCTCGGCGATCGTGTCGTCGATGACCACCTCGTACTCTTTGCCCTCGATCGGCAGCATGCGATTGGTGCGCAGCCGGTCGCGCATGTTGGTCTGCTCTTCAAGGCTGGATGTCCGGACAATGCCGTAGCTGGTCGGGCAGCCGGTGGTCGCATAGATGCACGGCCAGATCTGGGTGAGGGTCAGCCACGCGCCGTAGCGCATCGTAAACACCCACTTGACCTCCAGGCCCAGCTGCTCGGAGAGACGCTCCATGTTGTTCACGGCGTTGGCCAGCAGGTTGTAGATCGTGCCGCCGGCGGTGTTGAGCGACGCGCCGTTGAAATCGACCACCAAACTATCGACCGCCGCGCAGAGCTGCCCGGTTCTGGCGTCGCGCTTGCTGGTCGCGATCTGGCGGTCGAGGCCATTGAACTGCTGGTAGCCCTGGCTGCCGGCGGTGGTGATCGCGTTGCCGGTGTAGACGTTCCGCGCGTAGTCGCGCGCGTAACCGCTGAACAGCTCGCCGATCTTGTACTCGTACTCAGTCTGAAACACGCGCTGCCAGTTGATCGGCCCCGGCGTCGGCACATCGCCGCCCGGCTGGCCCAGCAGCACGTTATCGCGGAACTCGCCGCGGTTGATCGTCTGGCCGGCGTACTTGATGTTCAGCACCTGGCTCATCCGCCCCTGCTGGCCGAAGGGGAAGGTCTGCGTGCAGGTTTTGAAGCTGCCGACGGTCGGCCAGTCGCTACACGCGGCGGTGGGCTCGCTGCCGGTGCTGGAGAGCTGCCCGGTCAGGATTGGGTACAGCTCGTTGGTGTTGACCGACTTCTGCACCGGGATGCGGCCCGCAATACCCTTGGGCAGGATCATCGCGTTGATGATCTGCTTGTTCAGGCCGGGATAGCCGAGCAGGCCGCCGGGGCCGTGCAGCGGCACGCCGGCCGCCGTGCCGGCGTCCTTCGTGGCGATCATGTTCAGCAGCGCCACCGCGTCGGGGCTGAGCGTCTGCTGCTGGGCGGGACTGTAAGTCATGGTAAACTCCTTCGGGTGGCGCGAGTAACGATCGGTTAGCTGGCGGCTGGCGGCGTCCATCCCGCAAAGCCGCCATCGGGCGTATTCTTATACAGCGCGGGCATGGTGCGCGCCGCGATGGCCGCAAACGGGCGGCTCGGATCGTTCGGCACGTCAACCGCCTCGGGGTCGGCGGGCGCGGCTGGGCCGCTGCTCTTCAGCGCGGCGGCTACGTCGTCCGGCAGAATCATGGCCGGCTGATCGCCCTCAATCTGGGAGAGCTTCTCCGCAAGCATGGCAATCTGCGACTTGATGGCGACGACCTCCTGGGTGCGCGCGTCGTCCTTCTGGGCCACGCCGCCGTACATGCCCTTCAGCTCTTGATGCGCGTCGCCGATGCTCTTGACCATATCCTGCATCTTGAGCACCGGCGCCAGCAGCGTGCCGAGCTTGGCGGCGAACTCATCCCAGGACATATCGCCGATGTAGTCGCCCTGCATGTCGGTGGCGTCGCCCTCGCCAGCGTCCAGTTCGGCCTGCTCTTCCTCGGGACTTTCGGCGGCCTCCTCTTCGGGCGTGCCTTCGACGGGCGGCGGCGCGGCGGCCTTGACGGTGTAAACCACGCCATTCAGGGTGATCTCCTCCGGCGGCGCAGCCTCCTCGGGCGCATCGTCGCTCTTGAAGGCGATCCGCTGATCCGCTGCGCTCTTGTCGCTTTGCTCCATCAGCGCGAGTTGCGACGCAGCAACATCGGGCGGGACGCCCTTGCCGTTCATGTCAGCAAGGTACGCTTTGACGCGCGCGTCATACGTTGCCTGATCCATGCGATGCTCCTTAACGGTGAGGCCAGTAAACAGGTTACTGGCACGACCATATTTGACAGGCACAACCGATCGCTCAAAGCGTCGAATCGTGTCGAAGATGCCGCCCGGTCGCGGCTCGTCGAGTGGGTGGAAAAATCCTGGCGACATCTCATAGTTATCAGCGCTTGCCGCGAATGCCTGTCCGATGGCCGCATTTTTGAATGTGCCGCTTTCGATCGATGTGCGCCCGATCACCGTCGAGTAGTCGCAGTCGCCAATATCCAGGCCCGGCCCCCACGGTGCAACCATGTCGAATGGATCGGGCTGGCCAATATGCCAGTAGCGCAGCGGGCCGAACTGCTTGGTTGCTGTCATCCGCTGACTGTCGGCATCCTGCGCCGCCTCGCTGATGATCTCGCCGTCCCGATCGCGGTAGGCGGTGGTCGTGCGCGCGATCCAGCGCGGCTGGCCAGCGTGGTCTTTGAAGACGACAAAGCTCTTTTCGGCAGGCAGCTCCAACTTCTCGGCCGCGTAGAGGCGCTTCAGCTTGGCGAGCGCGTCGGTTTTGTTCGGCCCCTGGTAGGTATTGCCGCGAAACCCGCCGTGTAATGCCGCCCACGCCGCGCCCATCAGGCGGTGATCGGGCGTGCCATTCCGCCTGACCTGGAGATGCCAGGTACTCGGCTTCGTGCGGTCTTCGACCACCAGGTAATCACCCGGATCGCCGGCCTTGACCCGCCACATGCCGCTCGACTCGTCGGCCAGCCCGGCGTCGGTCAGCTGATTGCGCTGGGCCTGGGTCAGCTTGATGCCGGCTTTCGCCTGGCGCTTCAAGCGATCCAACACGCGCTGCTGTTTGGCCTGCCGATCGGCTGCACTAGCGGCGCGGCGAGCCTCGACCTGGCGCCGGCGTTCGGCGACAGCCTGCGCACGCGCGGTGCGTGCGGCGTCGGCCGCTTCCGCCCTCGCCGATCGTGCGATGTCTGCGGCTTGCCGGTTGTTGTTACCACTACTGCCGCCCCCGCCCCCACCACCGCCGGCTTTGGGCTTTTTCGCTGCCGCAGCGGCCGCTGCGCGCTTAGCATCGGCCTTCTTTTTGCGATCGGCTGCGGCCTGCTGGCGCTCCGTGCGCGCCGTCGTGCGGTCGCGTGCGCTGCTGATGCTGTCGCCCGCCCGTCCGGCATCGCCGGCGTTGGCCGCGTTCATCAGCGCCCGCCCCGTGCCCGTCATGCGGTAGCTGCCATCGGCCGCGCGCTCGACCAGGCCCGCTTGCTCGAAGCCGCCGCGCGCGATCGCCGCCGCGTCGGGCTGCCCACCGCTGCGCAGCGCCTCTAAGGCGGCCTGCCCATCGGGCGCGATATTCAAACCAGCGAGCACCTTCGATCGGTTCTGGGCCTGCTGGGTATCGTGCGCGGCCTGGCGTTGCGCCGGCGTCTGCGCGACCTTTTTGGGTTTGGCGGCCGCCCGGCCCTTGCCGCCGCCCTTCTTTGGCTTGGCGGCGCTGATAGCCGGGCGCTTCGGCGGCGGCGGTTGCTTGCTGTAGACGTTCCCGCGCTTGGGGGCTGCGCCCGCCGGGCCGCCGCCGCTGCCGGCCTGGAACTTGCCCGTATCGCCGCGGTACAGATTGCCGACGATCTGTTTGGCTTTCGTCCGCATGCCCCACTTGCGGCCGCGTCTCCGGCGCGCGCCGCCCAGCCCCGGCGCGCCCAGCAGACCGCCAGGGCCGTGGAGGGGTGCGCCTGATTGTGGTGATGGATCGGACATAGGATGCAAAAAGGGGCGCCATCCCTCTCGCGAGAAGGACAGCGCCCCGACTAGTCACGTCGTGACGATATGTGCCGTGTGTTATTGCTCAGTATACGCCATTTCGTCAAGCGCCGCTGTACGACAGCGGGGCGTCCAGCCGTAGCCTTCGAGCAGCGCGGTATCGATCGCCTTGAGCAGTCCGATCAGGGCGCCGCGAAATGTGAGCAGGGTTGAGAGTGAGAGCCTCATCGTTGTATCCTGAGCGTCGCACGGCTGTGCGCCGGGTCGTCCACAAAGCGCACGCGCCGACTCACGTTGATCTGCTCGCGGTGACCGCGCGCCGCCATCCGCATCGCCTGCGCCAGCCAGGACGCCGCGCTCTGCCAATCCGGGCGCATCGCCATCAGCAGCAGCTGGAGCAGCGCGGCATTGCGCTCGACCAGATCGGGCCGATCGGGCGGAAACAGCGCGGCCGCCTCGACCCGATCGGGCCAGATGTCGAGCACGAAGCCCTCCGACGTGCCCATCGTGCGGCTGCCGTCCTCCGACGACGACCACACGAACGACGCTGGCGGCTTGCTGAAGAGCTCAATGAGATCCAAAGAGACCCTCCAGAAACGATGAAAGATGAGCGATGAGCGATGAATCCGGAGGCGGCTTGCGTTCCTTTTCATCGTTCTTCGTTCTTCGTTCTTCGTTTGATGGCGCCGGATACGGGTACGCTGATGGCGGATCGGTCGGTTCTGGCGTCGCATCCGGATCGGGCGTCGGCGCCGTCGTGAACGTCGCGCGCGGCGGCAGCGGCGGGCCTGGCGTGGCTACCATTGGGCTGAAGGCGAGCATGGCCATCAGGAACAGGACGGCAAGTAGGACGATCAGGATGCGCATTATGATACCTCTGCGTCAATGGCCCTCTGAAAGATCGCGCCGACCTGCCGATCCCATTTGTCAGCTATGACCTTGTCAAACGCGCGCGGCGCACTTCCAGGATGATGGATGGGCTTCCGCGTGAACACCACGTTTCCGCCCTTGCTCCCTGCCCCGCTGCCGATCTGGCGCGGAACCGTCTTCGATCGAAACGGCGTGCGAAAGACCAGCGTGCCGCCCGGCCTGGGCGCGATGATGTGCGGCCGCGTGCCGGCGTTGAGCCGCGTGTAGTTTTCGTCATCCGTCCCGATCGTGCGCGTGTAGGCGGTCGGGCTGTCGACTGCAAACGTCGGCTTATCGTCGAACGTCTGGGCGGTCGTACGAAAGTCGGTCTGGATCGCCAGCGCGGTCGCGTTCATGGTGTTCGTAATCGCGCGGGCCATCGCTTGCGGATTTACGGCCAGCTTGCGCGGCACAATGACCTTTGACTTTCCCATCAGATTTGCAGTACCCCTCCACGCACCCTGAGCGGCGCCCAGTCATTCGCGCGCTGTTTACAGACCTGGCAGTGGTCGGTCGCGCCCAGCGTCCAGGTGCAATCGTAGTTGCCATCCCCCGCCAGCCGCTGCACATCCCACATGCAGGTGCAGTTGGTCAGGCACCGGCTCGATCCATCGGCCGGCATGGCCGGCAGCGGCAGCATATCGACCGCGCCGCGCCAGTAGGGGGTCTTAATCGACCCGGCGTACATATTCGCTCGCGCGTTCCAGCCATGTTGCCACTGGGATCCGTCCTGCAGCTCGATACCGAACTCACCCAGGAAGCGTAGCTGCGTCGCCAGGTCGGTCGTGACCGCAGTCTCCATCGCAGGTGTCAGCACTGCCGCATCCGCCCCAGCCAGCATCGCGGCCCCATGGTAGCGCGCGAGCTGGCGACTGAGCTCCTGCTGCCAGGCGTCCACGCCGGCGGGATACTCGGCCTCCAGGCTCTCGGTCGCGGTGGCGATCAGCTTCGACAGCCGCGCGATCAGCCAGGTCAGCGGAGATGGCGGGCTAGGCACGGCGCGCTGCCCTCCCTAATCGCTTGGCCCAGCCCATCTCCGACTCCAGCAGCGCGGCCGCGTCGTCATCCGCCGCGTCTTTCGTGGCTAACGCCGGCGGCGGCTGCTTGGCCGGCTCCTGCGTCGGCGCGCTCTGGATCAGCGCAAGACTGGCCGGGGTGGGGTTCGGCGTGGTCTGCATCTTCTCATCGTCCGATATCTGGCCGCCGGCCGTGGCGTCGCCGGCGACTAATTCCTGCGGCAAGTCCTCGCTGTCGACCGCCAGCTGGCGCGCCATCGCCGGCGATATCTCGCCAGAGTCGACCTGCACCTTGCGGGTGTCGGCCCTGAGCTTCTGCACCTCCGCGCGGGCCTTCTGGTCGCGCTGGTCGTTCTCATCGGTGAATTGCAGCTCGGTGGTCGACGGCAGTACACGGTCAGAAACCGTCTGCTCCCACCACTTGATGAACGCCGGCAGCGCGCCCTGCCCCTTCGCGGCGTCGTCCAAGACCAGCGTCTGCGTGCCGGTTCCTAATCCCTGCCCCGAGAGCGGCTGCAAACTCTGGACGGGCACGCCGATGTTATTGGCGTAGATCAGATAGGCGTTGTCGCGCTCGTCTTTCGGCACGAAGTTGGTCAACAGCTCTTTCAGCTTGACCTCGACCATCGATATCGGCGTGTCACTGGGGATCGCGCCCAGGATCGCGCCGAGGTAGTAGACCAGCCCGCGCGCCTGAGCGTCGGCCTCGCCACTTTTGAGAATCGCCTGCAAGGTGGGGTCGTTGATGCCCTGGAGAAACACCAGCTTATTCGCGCCGCCGCCGGTCAGGTTCTCGTACACCAGCTGCTCCATCGCGGCCAGCTTGGCGATCGTCTTGTAGGCCCGGCCGGCCGCGCAGCTGCCCACGCCGAACAGCTCGGCGCGGGGGCTGGGCTGATCGGCGTACATCAGCACCTGATCCCAGCGAAAGATCTGCTGCGTGCCATTGATCGGCATGTAGCGCAGCGGGTAGGCCAGATTGCCGGTGCGGATGCAGCGCAGCGAGTCCAGGTGGTACAGGCCCGTGATCTTCGCGCCACTTTGCGCGGTCGTCACCGCCGCCTCGGCGAACGATCCGGTCTCGACGCCCATCACGGTCTGCGCCTTGACCTTGATCTTGACCTTGATCTTGACCACCTCCTCGCCCTGCCGCTGGATGCGGATGAACACGCCGTTATCGGTGGTCAGCAGATCGCGCATGGTTTTCAGCGAGAACGGCACCCAGCCCTCGCCGCCGTTGGCGCGTTTGAGCAGCTGCTGGCTGGCGGACACGCGGCGGGACGAGTCGTTGCTATCCTTGACGGTGTAGCCGTGCGCCGCGAACCGCGTGGCCGCGATCGCCACCGCCGCCGCCCACATGTCCTCTTTGTGCGGCGTGTTCGCAAGCACCCAGTCGCGGCGCGGGCTCCAGTATTGGGGCAAGTCGGTGTAGCCGGGCTGGAACGCGGAGGCCATCCACGGAAACGCCAGGCCGAAGACCGCCGGCGCGCTCGACGGATACGCCAGCGTGTCGCCTTTGATGGCGGATGGAGGAGCGAAGCCGTTGGTCATTGCTCAAACCTTTGCGACCAGACACCGTACCGAAGGGCATCGATTGAATGGTCGAATGCTTTGATGATCTTGCCGTTCGCGTCTTTGCGGTAGCTCAGCATCTCGGCGCGCAGATTGGTGCAGCGCGGATGCACCTTGACTCGGCGCCGGCCGTTGCTATCGAGCGCCAGCGCCCGCCGCAGCTCTTTGATGCTTTCCTCAACATCGCTCGGGCTGTTGCGGGTGTACACGCCGCCAGCATGCAAGCGGCCCTTCAGCTCGGCCGCGCTCTTATCGACGACGGCATAGTCAGGATGCGGGTAGGGCAGCGCCAGAACGTCAGCCACATGGACATCCGAGAGCAGTCCCGCTTCGTCACTCTCGGCAAACACGTTGATTGTACCATTCGATCGCACCTGGGCCAGCAGAAACACGCGCGGGTGACTATCGGCCGTCCACTGTCCTGTCTGCGCGTCGCGCACGCCCACGTAGCCGTCGTCAACGAACCAGAGGACTTCGCCCGCGCCCTCCTGATACTCTGCGTCGGCGGTCACGTTTCCGTCAGATGGCCCGTCGCTCCAGACGCCGAAGATTACACCCGTCGCCTGCACCCACAGCCCGAGGCCCAGCCGCTGGTACTCCGTGCCCACACGCTCGCCGGTCTTGGCGTCGATGTGGCCCAGGCGCTCCAGTTTCTCTCTATAGGCGCGCCCCTCGGCTGTCCACTGCCCGCCCTGGTAGAGGCGCGGGTTATCTTCGTGCCGGCTGTGCAGCATCGTGACCGTTTGGGCCTGGGCGCGGATCCACAGCCAGTGGGTGGGCGCGTCCGGGTTGCAATCCGCCAGCAGCTGCTGGTAGGGCATCACGCCGTTGCGCAGCCGGGTGGTCAGCGCCAGCCAGGCCGCCAGATCCAGCTCGGTCGCCTCCTGGACATAGATCATGTCGTATTCGGTGCTCATGATCTTGCCGGGCTTGTCGAGGCCGCCCACCACGATTTCACTTTTGTTCGGGTAGTGGTAGGCCTGCCGGAAGTTGCGGCGCGGGCCGTCTTTGATTGGGTCACCGGTGGGCAGCACCTTATCCTCAAACGTGACCAGCGCGGCCTCGGACAAGCTCTCGCGCGTCTTGCGAATAATCAGCCCGCGCATGCCTGCGTATTTCAGCGCGCAGAAGTGTAGCTTCTCCAAACACGCGCGGCTCTTGCCCGTGCCGGCCGGGCCGCTGATCACGATCTCAGTCGCGCGACTGCGCCACAGATCGACCGCAGCGCCGTGGGCGCTGTAGCCGCGCGGTGGTAGTGGCTTATGCGTCGTCAGGGTCGAAAGCATCGGTTTTCTCGTAGACCTTGAACAGCGGTTGCCCGTCGGCGCCGGTGTGCTCGACCTTATCGGTGAACAGCTTGTGATGCTTGCCCAGCTGAATCAGCGCGGCCTGGGCGTCGTATAGCTCCAGAGCGATTCGCTCTTCGGTCACATCGTCCTTCAGCGTGCGCGTCGTGACACTGACCTTATGCAGCAGGTGGAGCGGCTTATCATCGCCCAGATCGAAACCGCGCAGATCGCCGCCGGGCGTGACCCGAATGAACGGCGCGACACTGCCGCGCGCGTGGTCGGTGAGCCGCGTCAGCACCTCATCGGCGCCCATCTTCAGCTCAGCCAGGCGGGCCGCGATAGCTTCCTGGATGTCAGGTTTTGTCAGGTTCTCGCTGCCGATCGAGCGCGCCGATCGCTCCGAGTAGCCCGCGTCGATCGCCGCCTTGGTCGCATTCCAATGCGTCAAATAGAATTCGACAAACGCGACCTGTTTTTTACTCAGTCCCATGAGAACCTGACAAAACCTGACATGCTACGGCGCCGCCCGGCGCTGACCCAGCACCCACAGGATCGCTTCGTACACCGCGCGCGCGATAACCCAGCCAATGCCCACGAAGAAACCGAACAAGATCAGGTTCACCCACAGGTATGCCGTAAAGCCGATGTCCATAGCTTCCCTCGTATCCTCACTTCAGCGAAAAGATAAAATACAACAACGCCCCTATCCCGTACCAGATCGCGACCCAGATCAGGCCGCCGACGATGATCACGGCGATGTGCGCCGCACGCATGCTCACCGCTTCGCCTCCCGAATGCGCCGACTGAGATCCGACTCGGCGCGGTTGTCGTTCGAGGGGCTATCCGCGCTCCGCTCCGCGCAGCGGCAGTAGGCGATCATGAGACTGCACGCGGAGCAGAAGTCAAAGCCGTAGCGCGAGATGATCGGCGGGCGCTGCTGAGCGCGCCGCCCCCAGCTCCGCAGCGCATTGGCGCGCTCGGTCTCGGTCTGGCCGAACGGATAATGATCGAACATCGTCGCTCCTTACACGGGCCGTGCATAGCTGGCCGGCAGAAACCCGATTCCCGGCTCCGTCGTCGCACTGTCACTCACCCACAAATAGCCGTCCTGTTCCTGCCCCACGTTGATGACATCACCCGCCGCAAGCCAGGTCATGCCGTTGTCTGGGCCGCCGGCCAGCGGCGCGTCCGGCGCGCGCGCAGTCAGCACGGCACAGGGTGCAACAACCCGCCAGGCGACATAGGTCGGCACGGGCGCGAGCACCGTATCCCGCCAGGCGATGAAGTCAGCATGACTCCAGTTCGTGGGATCCGATTTTCGCTGGTACGGCCCGGCAATCGCGATCTGGCCGTGGGTCTCGATCGACGGGACGGCGATCATGTAGTCGTGCGTGAGCTTCTCAAGCAGCCACGCCAGCGCGTCCTTCTGCGCCGCCGGCCAGGACTCACCCGAGGCGTGCAGGCACTCGATCCCGATCGAGTGCGGATTACTGTAGGCCGGCTGCGCTGTCCATGTGCCGTTCGATTGCTGGCCGCCGGCGTGCCAGGCCTGATAGATGCGGCTGTCGAGAAACTGGATAATCTCGCCGCCCTTGCCGATCAGGAAGTCGGCCGAGACATCGGCGGAATTGTAGAGGTAGCCCGCCGCGCTCTGGAGCGTCTGGCCCTTGGCGCCCTCGGTCGAATGCACGACGATCGCCGTCGGCGCGCTTGGGCGCGTCGCGTAGCCGTGGTAGACCGGGTAGGTCTTGGCCTTGTTGTATGTCGTGGTGTCGATGTGGTACGTCATAGCCACCTGCCCAGCAGCTGCGCCAAGAGCAGGATCGTCATGGCCCCCAGCCAGAGGTTGAGATACAGCTGCCGCCGTGCGCGTTCGGGGCGATCGGACGAGAGCCACTCTTCGATGTGCGTGACCCGCTGCACCAGATTGGTCAGCACGTTGAGATTGAGATCGCCCTGGTCGTAGCGCCGCAGCAGTTTGCGGGTCGCATCGTCGATATTGCCGTCGGCGACCGCGCCCACGATGCCGATCTCCCGGCGCAGGTCGTCGCGCTCGGTCAGCAGCTCGACCGGGGCGTGCGTGTCGCCGGCGGTGGCGATCGAGATCTCGATATGCTCCAGGCGGCGGATCTTCGCCTGCCGAATTTTCGCTAAGGCCTCATCACGCATCGCCGACTGCCTTCCGCCGCTCGTCGAGCAGTTGCTCGACCTCCGGCCAGCGCGTGACGATGTTCGCCCAGAGGTGCTTGATGTTCGCAATATCGGCGGAGATCTCCGCCAGCAGCGGCGCGCGCGCGTCGAAGGATGCTTGGAGCGTGCGCAGATCGGCCACCAGCGCCGCATCGATCGCGTCCAATCGCGCCTGCATATTGTCCTCGATCTCCACGATCGCGTGCTGCAAGCGATTGGTTTTGTCTTCGCTGGCCTTGAGGATGCGCGTGGTCAGCAGCTCGATCGCGCTTTCGGGCACGTTCAGCGCGCGCAGCTCAGCGATGCTGGTGCGAATATCGAGGGAGAGGAATTGTGCGTTGTGCGACATGCGGGAGCCCGCTGCGCGCCGGAGGTGTGGTACACTCAGTTTACCATAACGGTCAACACTTGTGTGCTACAATGCTCGGCAATCAGGCCGGGCGTGCGTCGGAGGTGTGGTAGCGCCGGCGCAGCTGCTCGGCCTGGACGCACGAAGGCCGGTTCTCAATCAGAGAACCGGCCTTCGTGCTGTGTGGGGGACGCATGCTGTCTTTGCCGGGGCAACAGCGGTGCGCCCAATCCCACGATTCGTCATGCGGGGCAGCGGCTCCACTGACGCTGGTAGCGACGCCTGGAATGGGTTCCGGTTCCAGGAAGCCCTTATCCGCTGGAGTCCCCTTGGCGGGCATTGGTACGGCGGCCGGGTAAGGTGTACCGGCTAAAACGACCCATGATGGAGCCGCCGAGCGTGCTGCTCTCACCGCGCGCCTAGTCTAGCACAGTCGTGCGCAGTAGTCAAAGTTGCTGAGGCGGCGCAAAGGCTGCAAGCATGAGCCAGGGTGACATCTGGCGATTCACGTGGAACTGTTTGGTGCCAAGATGCGTTACCAGGTCGATCGCCTGCTGAATGTACGATGGAGCAACGAGCCAGATGCCCAGATGGGGGGTTCCTGGCGAAAGTTGCCGCAGATCAACCGTAAATACCTCGTCGCTCGTTTTGTGCTGTTTATATGGCTTAACATACGACAAAAAATCAACACTGAATGCGCTTGTTGTGATGTTCTCGATCGTAAAGGCGGGATCGTCGATTCGTTGTCGCGTATGAGCACTAGAAAGAATCTTTTTACGCTTGTGTTTGAAGTGCATTGCCCCACTTTGGTGTCTGCTTATGTGGGTTTTTGATTTATCGATCGTCCAATTAACGTAGACATCTCCCGCGCTGGCGCGTTGCACATTGCCAACACGCGAAACCAGTTGATCGCTGGTAACGAGGATTTGGATTCGATACGTCATCGTTTTCCCCGATAATGCTGTTGTATGCACCGACCAATTGTTAGTGTCGCCGAGGACTCATCCTCGTCAGGCAGTGCAGGCTGCTGCCGACCTGGAGCCAGCGGCGGGCGCGCTCACGGCGGGCGGCGGCGAGTTGTTCGTTGGTGAGGGGCATTAGCTAGTTCTCCAACTCCTCATCTTCTGAAAATGGCCACTCGTTTAAAATTTGGTCGTTCAGGCGATCGACAGTCTTCTTCGACACGAAGAGGAATCGGTCAGCACTATCATAAAGCTTTATCTTGACTATCTGTGGGCGTATCAGGTAGTTCTTTCGACCCGCTACGAGTGAAACCTCAAGTTGTCTTTTATCTTCTGATGGTATCACTTCCCAAAGACCAAAACTCACCATTACCTCCCCAGTCTGAAGTACTACATCCGCAGAAACCTTTACAGGCCGTTCCGTTCGGTTCGTCAATTCAATCATAAGCCCAGCACCCAAACCTGCTTTTGGCCGAAACTCAATCCGCGAAATAATTAACTTTAACTTGTTTTGTTGCTTCCACCGCAAAAACGACAAAAACAACTCAGGCAGCTTTGTGAGGGAACCAAGCGTACTTAGTATTGATGCGATCATCTCTTTGCCCTTGACACCCCTCGTCGGAGGTGCGACAATAGCAACGCGCTCACGCGCAACAAAATACATACACGGAAGCCGGCCCCCGCGTTCACAAGCAGGGCCGGTTTTTCGTTGGTGGTATTCTAGCATACATGATCCGAGGGGTGGTAAAAGAAGACGCCGGCGGAGATTCCTGCCGACACACGCACGACCGCCGCGATCCATGGCGCGGATCGCGGCGGTTCCGACAGCGAACGTGCGTGCGGTATGCGGCTATTGTAGCACAGGCGTCACCGTGTCATCGTGTCCCGCGCGCTCCTCCAGCAGCGCGATCCGCATTGCCACCGCGCGCCACGGCTCATCCTCGCGCAGCACGGCCTCGGCGATGCCCGCCGATTGCGCGAGCGCCGCCAGGCGCTCGCTACGGCCTGCGGAGCGGCGCTCGCGGGCGATGTAGGCGCGCACGTCGTCAACCAGGAAGCGGATCTTGCATTGGAGTCGGAACGCGGCTGCCTCCGCCTGCTCCGCCCGCTCATGCCAGGATGCGTCGCTCACTCCCATTCCTCCCGACTCTCATCTCCACTGGCGATCTTGATTGATTGCGCGCGACTCCAAAGGATCGTTTCATCGCACAGCGCCTCGATCGCCTCGACCCACGGGCGCTTGCACCAGTGACTGAGGACATACTCCCGATCACGCGGGCCCACTTCGACCATCGGCGTGATCTCCTTCGACTGCCCCGCGCTGCCGCGCTGTACCTCGTCGCCGGCGCCGAGTCGCAGCGCCACGGCGTAGTACGGCACGGCGATCGGCTCCTTGCCTGCGGCCTTGCGGATCGGGTTGATGCTGTCGAGCACCGCGTAGTGCCTGATCAGACAGCCCAGCAGATCACCGGTGAGCGTGCCCTTGAGACTGAGGATGAGCGGCCGCGTATAGCCCACGGCGCAGAGCTCCTGAACGAACACCCTGGCGCGCAGCACGCTCTGCTGCCGGCCGGCCCCGCTGCCGATGCCGGAGGCGCCGACCGTGCGCCAGCCGAACGCGATGCCATAGCGATCGGGCGTGTCGCGCATCTCGCCGAACGTCTGCACGCCGTCACAGACCACGAACAGGCTCGCGACGGGCATGGCCCAGTGGGTCACCAGGTTGCCGCTGCCGTGCTTGATGGTCACCTGGCTGATATCAGCGTCGGCCATCGCCGCGTCCAGATCGGCGTCTTTGCCGGCCTCGACCAGCCAGCCGGCGTAGACCTTGCGATCCTTGGTCGGCAGCCCGGTCGCCCACTGGAGGCATGGGGCGCTCGGCCGGTCGACGGGGCGCCGCGCATCGGCGCGGGTGAACGCGGGCGGCTCGGGCAGCTCCGTCAGGGGCGCCTTGCCGAGCGTATCAAGCGGCGTGGTCGTGTCGACGGCCCGGCGGTCGTTGATATTGCGGCGGGTGGGGATGGCGCGTGTTTCCGTGGTCATCGTGGTGCTCGCTTTCGTGATTGGCTGCATTGTAGCAGGGATGGCTACTCGTTTGGGTTCGGGTAGGTCGGGATCGGCGCGACTGGCCCATTGCCGATCGGGGCCGTCTCGGTGGGCGGGGTATCGTCACAGGTCATGGTCGGTTCCTTTCACAGTAAATCGTCGTCAATCCCAGACGGCGCGGGGATCCGCCGCGCGCGCCATTCCTGCTGCACTTTGATCTCGAGCCAGTCGGCGCGGCCGAGCTCGACCTGGGGCAGGTCTTCCAGGTCGAAGGTGAGCTGCGTCACCGCCGGCGGGATTGGCAGCACTCTGGGCGTGCGGCCCTGCGCCGCGCAGCAGGCCGGGCAATACAGCGCCGTCTTCTTCGTTTTCTTGACCAGCTTCTCAGTGGCGAGACACGCAGGCCAGTGGTAGAGCTCGAAGATCAGCCCTTGCTTGAGCGCTGCGGCCACCAGCTTGGCGCCGCGCCCGGCCAGCTGCTTGGCGATCCGACTGTCCAAGTCCTCAGCAAACCCAAAATAATGTTGGGCCTGCGCGCGCCGATTCGCGAGATTGCCGAGCGGCGCGTTGAAGTGGAACAGGTAACAGTGTCCCACCGTGCTGGCGTTCCAGGGCCACATCTACGCGGCCTCCAGGAAGCGGCTGCGGGCCGCGCAGAGCCGCTGGCCCAGCTCGGCCGGCGTCGGCTCGACATCCCCATCGTCGAAGCGCTCCATGTCATCGTGCGCGACCTCGATGCCGATGATGAGCGCCAGGGGCCAGTGCATATGCGCGCCGGCGGCGCAATTACAGATCCAGTCGCCGTCCATCGTGACCAGGTGCGCGCTCTGGCCTGGCCGTGACGATGGCACGAGCCGCGCGCCGCTCTGGAGCAGCTCCGGCCGGACGCCGTTGCGGTACTGCACAAGCGCGTTGGTGAACGCCGTGGCGGCCGCGCGCTCCACCTTGCGGTGGGCCAGATCTCCCAGGCGATCGGCCAGCCGGGCGGCGTCGCTATGCTCGATCGCCAGCCGCTCTAAGGCGCCCTCGACCGCCGCATCGATGGGGCCGGCGGCCCACTTCTCATCGTAGCGGGCGATCCAGCCCTCGACATCGCTGGGCATCCATTCGCCCGTAATCGCGGTGAGCTGCCGCGCCACCAGGCGGTACTTTGCGCCATACTCCAGGCCGCGCCAGCGCGCCGCCCGCGCTTCGCCTTTGAGACTCAGGAAGACGGCGAGAAACTCGGCGTCGGCTTGCTGCATGCGGGCGTCCGCTTCGGCGGTGTGGAGGGCGGTGGCAACGAGTTGGTTGATGTCGGTCATGATAGGCTCCGGGTGTTGTCAGTAGTTCGTTCCGTTGACAGTAGTATACACCCGTATGAAGCAATTGTCAAGCTTCTATCGTAAAAAGGCGATGACCGGCTTGACAACACGTTCAGACCAGAGTATAGTAGCGTCAACAGATCGAGCGAGGAGGTTTACCGATGGATGAGGAATACTTC